ATCCAGTAACAGAAGAGGAACCAGATTATACACCTCACTATACCCCTGCTTATTACCAGTGAGTAAACACAACTATGAAAATCCATCAGAGAAACAAGATCTTGCTCATGTAGAGTCAGGTCAACATGAGTCTGAGGAAAGGGATGAACATGGTTTTACCAAGAAGAAACCTATCAGTGATAGAGAATGCATTTACAAATGCCTTGATAATAATCGTCAGATGGCAGGCCTTGATAGGAAACAGGTTGAGAGATTGTGTAAAGAGTTTGAGGTTGAGAAGACAGACGAACAAATTAAGAATGAGTACCCACCATTATGAGACTTGGTATTATGTGTTCTGGCAACGGAACCAATTTTGAAAATATAGTTCGTACCTGTAGGGAAGATGAAGTTGTTGTAATGGTACATAACAAGAAGAAGTGTGGTGCTGCTAAGAGAGCAGAGAAATTGGGGATACCACATACTCAGATGAGTAGTAAGAATGAAGATACTATAATCCAGATCATGCAAGCATGGAAGGTAGATCTTATTGTCCTTGCAGGATGGATGAGAATAATAACACCTAAGTTGATTGATGCCTTTCCCAATCAGATTATAAATTTACATCCATCATTGCTCCCTAAGTATAAGGGACTTCATGCTATAGAAAGAGCATTGGAGAGTGGAGATCAGGTGACGGGAGTTAGTGTTCATTATGTTAATGAAGAACTAGATGGTGGTGAAATTATAATGCAGGAGGAAGTTCCCATTCTTCCTGATGACAATATTGATACCCTCACTAAGGCTATACAAAGAAGGGAGTATTATCTTTTACCAAGAGCAATTGAACATGTTAAGCACCAAATACAGAAATAGAATCGTGGACATCTGTTGTCGGATAACGACGACTGATGGAGAGGTTGATTTGGATGATAGAATATGGATGAATAAATTATGTGAACGTAATTTACATGCAAGAGAACTTCGTAATGCTTTAATGTGTCCTTATAAAATTGAGTAAACTGTATCAGGGAATACAAACATACTTGCCTATATACTATACCTGTGTTATTATTAACACATACGTTCATCCCCTTTGGGGACGCAAGTAAGCCGACTCGGAACGGATTCGTTCATCCTATGATCCCTTTTATTATTGCTACTGCCTTTTCTTGTGAGGATGCTACTAGTCTCATCTCTAAGATGCAGACCTATAGAACCACAGAAGAACACCGAACTGAAATGATTCAGATCGTTAAAGATAGTGTAACTGAAACAGGATGTTGGGACGCAAAAGCCGACTAAAGGAACGGACCTAAAAATCCAACTACTTTAGGAGTAAATCCAATGGCAAAAGTAACCTACCGTGGTGTTACATACAACACCAATGACAAGCAAACTTGTCAGAAGCAAGTCTCTGAACTCACATACAGAGGCATTCATCATACAGAACAAAAAGTTGTGTGTGCAAGGTAAGTAACTAACTTACAACTACGTTTTAAAGAGGAGTGTTTGACACTCCTCTTTTTTTGTCTTATAATTAGTATGAAAAAAACAATCATATGAACAAAGCAAAACTAAAAGTATTAGTTAGAGCTCTGAAAGAGATTGTGGATGAATTGGAATCAGAAGTTTATTCTGACCCAGATGCATACGCAGGTTCTGAGGATTCTTCATTCTCTGCTCCCGATATAACTTACGATGAGGTTTTTGAAGACGATGACAATTAAACTTATTAGTGTCACGCCAGATGCAGAAAAGACTATGGCATATATTGCTAGGGTCTCTAATCCAAATAACCAGGATAATGAAAAGTTTGCTGGTCTATTACGGTATTGTATTAAACATAATCATTGGTCTGTATTTGAACAGTCCTCTATGACTTTAGAGATTGAGACTACTCGTGCTATTGCTGCACAGATATTACGTCATAGATCATTTACTTTTCAAGAGTTCTCACAAAGGTATGCTGATAGCAATCTTCTTGGTGCGATTGAGTTACCTGAACTTCGTAGACAGGATGATAAGAATCGTCAAAATTCTATTGATGATTTGGATAAAGAGGTGGTAGAGAAACTTGATAAGCAGATGAATACATTATTCAGTTCTTCTTTCTCTTTGTACAATCAGATGCTTGAGGTGGGTGTTGCTAAGGAGTGTGCTAGAATGGTATTGCCTCTTGCTACTCCTACAAGGATCTACATGACTGGTTCGTGTCGTTCATGGATACATTATATTAATCTAAGGTCTGCACATGGTACACAGAAAGAACATATGAATATTGCAAAAGAATGTATGAAAATATTTGTTGAACAGTTCCCTGCAGTCTCTGAAGCCCTTGAGTGGGTCTAAATAAAATTATCACATTGTTTTATTATGCCAACATATCCAGTAAAAAATAAAGTCACGGGGGAGGAGAAAGAACTCTCCATGACTATGAGTAAATATGACGAATGGAGAAAGGAGAATCCCGATTGGGATAAGGATTGGTCAAAGGGGTGTGCTAGTCAGTCAACTGAATTTAAGTGGACTGGAGAAGCAAAATCCAGTGGTTGGAATGAAGTTCTAGATAGAGCATCCAAACAACCTGGTGCTAACATCTCCAAACATCGTGATTACAGTTTCTAAATATGCCACGTAAAAAGAAATCAGACCAACCAATTGGTGTCGGACTCACGGCCAAGCAGATGAAAAGAAAGAAACCAATCAATGCAGATATGATGAGGGACATAGAACCCCTCACAGACAATCAAAAACTTTTGTTTGAATCATATGCCAAGGATCAAAACCTTGTTGCCTATGGGGTAGCAGGTACTGGTAAGACTTTTATTACTCTGTATAATGCACTGAAAGATGTTCTTAATCCAGACACACCTTATGAGAAAGTTTACATTGTAAGGTCTCTTGTTGCTACTAGAGAGATTGGTTTCCTTCCTGGAGATCATGAGGATAAGTCATCACTGTATCAGATACCTTACAAACATATGGTAAAGTATATGTTTGAGATGCCATCAGAGGCAGATTTCCAAATGCTTTATGGTAATCTTAAGGCACAGGATACTATTGACTTCTGGAGTACATCATTCATTCGTGGAACTACATTCGATAAAACAATTGTTGTAGTTGATGAATTCCAAAACTTGAATTATCACGAACTTGATAGTATAATGACAAGAGTAGGAGCACATTCAAAGATTATGTTCTGTGGTGACGCTACTCAATCCGATTTGATTAAACAGAATGAGAGGAATGGAATTATAGATTTCATGCAAGTCCTTCGTCTTATGTCTTCTGTTGATGTAGTTGAATTTGGTGTTGAGGATATCGTTAGGTCAGGACTAGTCAAAGAATACATCCTCGCTAAATTGGAACTTGGTTTATGATTTTTGAGCATTGTAATTACTTAGGTGAACTTGAATTAAAAAAGAAAGAAACTCCTGGATGTAGACTCTATGAGTTACCTAATGGTAATTGGGTTCCTTCTATTACTTCAGTAACATCTTTCTATAATCGTCAGATCTTTATTGATTGGCGTAAAAGAATAGGTATAGAAGAAGCAAACCGCATAACAAAGAAAGCAACCACCCGTGGCACAGATTTTCACGAAGCTGCTCAAGCATATTTGGAAAATAGAGATTTGGTGTGGGAGGATTACCTTCCTGCTACTAAGTTTATGTTTCATCATGCTAAGCCATATCTGGATAAGATAAATAACATACACGCTATAGAGAGGACTCTTTACTCAGAATTCCTTGGACTTGCTGGTAGAGTTGATTGTATTGCCGAGTATGAAGGTGAACTTGCGGTAATAGATTTCAAGACCTCAACAAAAATTAAACCTGAGAAATGGATGGAAAACTATTTCGTTCAGGAAATGTTTTATGCAGCAGCATATTATGAGTTAACTGAGATCCCTGTGACAAAATTAATTACTATCATGGTAACTCCTGGCGGTGAGGTAAAAGTATTTGACAAAAGGAACAAAGGGGATTATATTAAGACATTGGTACGTTATATAAAAGAATTTGTATCTCACAATACTGGGGCAGAAAATGCAGAATGAACTAGAACAAGCCTTGAAGGACAAGTTCTTTTGTCCCGCAAGGTTTGCACAGGAAATTGAAGGACTTGTACTTACTCAGCAAGGGATGAGTTACATTGATGCTATAGTTTATTTTTGTGAACTAAATGCTATTGATTTGGAATCAGTTCCTAAACTTATATCTAAACCTCTTAAAGAAAAGATTAAGTACGAAGCACAAGAGTTAAATTTTTTAAAGAGAACTAGCCGTGCGAAATTGATCTTTTAATTCCATAAAAGGGCGAAAAAAACTCTGCCAAAAAAATCACCCTATTACTTTTTTATGATGCCAGCTGATGCTTATAGATGTTACCTTGCAATGAAAAACCATTGGACGAAGGAGAAGTATGATTATATAAAGTATAGAGGTAAGGTAAGGGCAACCAATGAGGC